GTCGATCACCGCGAGGTCGGCCGTGGTGCCGCCCGAGGAAGCGGTGTGCTGCTTCAGCGTGACGGTCGGGTCGTCGCCAGCGGTGCCCGCGCCCTTGAACAGGACGATGGAAACGCCGGTGGCGTCCTTGAGGGAAACGCGCTTGCCGGTGACCGCAGCGGTCGACAGGTCCACCGGGGCAGCGCCCGTGGAGATGTCGAACAGGTTGCCGAGTCCTTCGATGGCCATGATGGCTCCTTCTGACTGAGTTCAGAGGGCTGGGGCGTCACTGCCAGCCCCGAAGCCCGGCGGAGAGGAGTCCGCCGGGCCCGATCGGGTGTCAGCTGCGGGTCGCGAGCTGGACGAACGGCGACAGGGTGCTGCCGTTGTTCTTCGGGGTGATGGCGCTCTGGAGCCACGGGCGGCCATCGACGCGCTCGGTGATCTTGAAGGCCGTCTTGTCCGAGCTGAACTTGAAGTGCGGGCTGGACGTGGCCGACATGATCTGGCGGTCGCCGATGATGTAGTACGACAGGTCGACGTAGTTGATGTCACCGGCGGTACCCAGCTGGGAGACCTTCTCCGAGACGATGACCGGACGGCCCAGGATCGTCATCGGGGCGTCACCGGCACCGTTCTGGAGCCAGATCGCCGAGCCACCGGTGCCCACGTTCAGGGCCATCGTGGCGAGCTGCGGGAAGGTGTCCGGGGAGACGATCCACACCGCGTTGTTGTGCGACGACGGCAGCATCCGGGCGTACATCTTGACGATGTTCTCCCAGACGATCGTCGCGGCAGCCTGACCGGACTCCTTGGCAACCGTGACGGCCGAGGAGGCGTTCAGGAAGCCCTTCGGCTGACCGGTGCCGGTGCCGGAGATGAACGCGTCGTCCTCGTACCACGACATGGCCTCGGGGAAGACCTGGTCGAAGAACGAACCGAAGGCGACCGCGTCGGCCAGCAGCTCGTTGGGGACCTCGGCGTAGCCGGTGAGCTTCTTGGCCTCCAGGGTCAGCTGGCCGAAGGTGGCCTGCGACTCCGTCATGGTGCCGCCCTCTTCGGTCCAGTAGCAGACGATGCCGCCGAAGACCGAGGAGACGTTGGACGTGGCGTCCACCATCGGGATGGGCAGGCGCAGGGAGTCCATCGGCAGGACGCGCGCACGCGACCGGACGATGGAGTTCTCCAGGGCCAGGGAGAGGATCTCCGAGCGCAGGCGCTCCGGGATCAGGAAGCCACCGTCACCGGGGACCACGGAGCCGAACGAGTTCTGGATCCGCTTGATCTCCTGGGCCTTGTTGCCCAGATCGATCGAGTTGCCCAGGGACTCCCGGTTGTGCCAGATGGTCTGGAAGAAGTCGGCCGGTCCGTCCACGACGTTGTCGAGGGCGGCGCCCGGGGCCTTCTTGTTGTAGACCTGGCCCTTGCGGGCCTCGAAGCGCCCGCCGGTGTTGCTGAGGGCGGCCTGGTTCAGGCGCTTGACCTCATTGGTGACCTTGTCCTGGCCGAGCATCTCGGCGACGACGAGCTGGGTCTGCTCGCGGACCTGGTCGCCCAGCTCCTTGTCCTTGTTCATGACCACGCGTGCGTAGTTGGTCATGAACTCGTCGAACTGGCCCTCCTTGAGCAGGGCCGCGACCTTGGTCTGGTCACCGACCATCTCCTCCAGCTCGGAGGCGTTCGTCGGAATTGCGATCTTAGCCACGTGCAGTCGCCTCCTTAGCGGCGGTCATGGCGATCCGGAACGCCTCGAAGTCGAAGAGGTCCGGTGCTTCGGTGACGGGCTCCTCGGTGAGGGCCTCGGTGTTCGTCTCGGCAGGCTCATGACAATCCGGAGCCTGGTTGACGATGGTCTGTGCGCCCTTCTGGGTCGCGTTCTCGACGGGGGCGTCCGCAGTGTCGTCGCCGAGGATTTCGTCGGCGAGACCGGCCTCCACGGCCTCCTGGTCGGTGTACCAGGTCTCCGCCCGCATCACGGTTCGCCAGTCCTCGACGGTCCCGCCCGCCCTGCGGGCGTACACGGAGGCGATGTTGTCGGAGTGCTTGTCGAGCAGCTCCGCCATCTCGGACATCTCAGCCGCGTTCCCGTAGCACATCCCGGCGGCGTCGTGGATCATCATCATCGCGTTCGGCGACATGGAGATCTTGTCTCCTGCCATCGCGATAAAGGAGGCGGCGGAGACCGCCCAGCCGTCCACGATGACGTGGATGTTCGCCGGGTGCTGGCGCAGCGCGTTCAGCATGGCGAGGCCGTCCTGGACGTCGCCGCCGGGGGAGTTGATCCGCAGCGTGATGTCCTTGGCGGTGATGCCGCCGAGGTCGGTGACGAAGTCGGCGGCGGAGACGCCCCAGTACCCGATCTCGTCGTAGATGGACACCTCGACGCTGGCGCCAGACACGTTCTTGATGTCGTACCAGCGTCCAGCTCGGGCGTTCGACGGGCGCTGGAAGTTGCGCAGGTGGTAGTTACGCATTCGACTGGCCGGGGGCTTGTGCATTCGGGTCACCTCCCTTTGTGACATCGTTGTCGTTCCGCTGGGAAGCGGCGGCCTGCGGCAGTTCGTAGCCGAGCAGCGGCAGGATCGTCGGGGCGAGCGTGGGCGCCCGCGTGACGAGCGTGATGAGCAACTCGCGGTGCGGGTCGGATCCCGGCTCGCCGAAGTCCAGCGGGGGCAGCCCCACGGTCTCCAGGGCATCGGGTCCATACACGCCGGAGTCGATGAGGGTCTTCGCGGCCAGCGTCTTGGACTCGCGGTCGCGGGCGTCGGCGGCCCGGTCGTCGGGGACCGGATTGACGTAGTCGAACTCGACGTTCTCCCCGGCGGACCCGAACAGGGGGAGGAACTCGCTGTTCAGGGCGGCCTTGATGCGCTCCAGCAGCGGTACTAGGACCCAGCGGGCGAAGACCACCTCGGCGGCCTCGGCGTTGGCACGGTTGACGTCGGTTACGGTGCCGAGCAGCGGCTTGGGGAACCCGAACGCCTCTCGGATCTGCTCGCTGTTGAGCTGGGACAGCTCGGCGAACTGCATCTCGCGGTGCATGGACTGGCGCTCGACCCAGTCCATCTCCTCACCGTCGAGGATCGCCACGCGGTGGGCGTTGGACGGCCCCTTGTGTGCCTCGTTCCAGCGGAACTGGAGACGGCGGAACTCGTCGTCGTCGAGGTCGCGGTTGATCTTGATGATGCCGCCGGGCTCCGCGCTGTTCAGGAAGAACGCGCGGTTCCACTCGTCGGAGTACCTGATCGAGTCGATCTTTGCGAGCACGGACTGGACCGGCCCGACCCCCCGGTAGGCGTCAAGTGGGTCGGGTCGGCGGCTGAAGATGACCTCGTCGGTGCCGAGACGTGTGACAGTCCCGTCGAGGTTCTTGTACTCGTACGCCTCGATGTAGTCGGTGGGGTGCTCCACGATCGCCATGCGGTCGGGGCGGACCGGCCAGATCTCGGTGGGGGCGGAGAAGCCGTTCATCCGGCCCAGCGCCCACCAGGACTCCCCCGTCAGGCACATGTGCTGCGCCCATACCTCGATGAGTTCCTGCCGCGTGTAGAACGGGTTGGGTCGATTCAACACCTTCAGGGCCAGGTGCTGTGTGACCTCGGTCCGGTCGTCCATGCCTTCGTAGGCGTAGTTGCGGCGGGCGTCGGTGCGCTTGCGGAAGAGCTTCCACTCGACGGCGGACGCGGCCTCGGCGGTGCGGTTGACGATGGCGAAGACGGTTCCGACGTTCTCCATCGCGCGCAGCGATGGGGTGGATCCACGCTGGCCGAACACCGGGGACACCCGGAAGGACGAGGTGGCGGGGACGGGTGACTTGTTCGTGAACGCGCCCAGGAGGCTGGTCACCTGCGCCCCCCTCTCGTCAGGGTCATGTCAATTGCCCGGTCCAACAGTAGCGCAGAAAATCCTCCGACGATATACCCGGCTGGCGCAAGGAACAAGGCCACGCCCCAGGTGATCGCCGCAAGTCCTGCGACGGACAGCCACATCGACGCGAGCACACCCAGGTACGTCCGGACCGCATCAGGCAGCGAGAGCCACATCTTGTTCATCAGACTGGATCTCCTGGACGTCGTCGGACCCGGCTCACCAGGTCGTGCTTGGCCACGACGTACCGCATGGCGTCCATGCCGTGGTCATTGATCTTCAGCGGTGCTTCCTTCGGGGCCTTGGTGCCGGTGTCGTCCCACACGTAGTCGGCGACCTCGTCGATCGTGCAGGTCGGCTTGCCCGCGTTGCGCAGCTCGACGTCCTCGTGCAGCAGGGCGTCCCGGAAGAAGAAGATCCTGGGCTTGCCATCGGCCAGCACCTCGAAGCGTTTCTGCGTGGCCTGGATGCCGCGCGAGACGTCCTTCTTCGCCTTGTTCACGTACAGGCCGCCCAGGTGCTTGATCAGGGTGGCCCGGTCCTCGGCGTCGTGGTCGGCGAGGATGTACGGCTTTGGCTCCCGGGGATACTTCTTGATCTGGTTCATGATCCGCCGGGCGTGATCCTCGACCAGGGTCTTGGAGTGGTAGATCTCCCGGGTCAGGTACAGGCGCCCGTCCGGATCGACCCGCCACCACTGCGCGACGAACGGGTTGACGAAGCCGAAGTCAATGCTGATGTACAGCGGCCAGTCGTCCGGGACCTTGAACTTGTCGATGACGTGGACCGACGGATCGAACTCCTCGTAGATCTGACCCTCGGCCGCCACCCACCGGCCCCAGCGCATCCGTTGATGTCGGGCGCCTTTCAGGCTGTCGAGGCTGTCGAGATACTCCCGACCCACCGGCGTCCAGTCGGAGCCGTCGTGGTACGCCGGATTGTCCTCGTGCTTGGAGTACAGGATCTGACAGCGGCCGTCGTCCGCCCGGCGCTTCAGGTGATGCGTCGGAGCGCCCGGGTTGGTGGCCATGATGAGCTGCTGGTAGCTCAAGACGTTGTTACGCAGGCGGGTGATGAGGGTGTCGAGATCCTCGTCGGTGACCTCGATCGCCTCGTCCACGAAGACGATGTCGAACTCCGTGGACAGCAGGCGGGACGCCTTGTCCAGGCCGGACACCAGGATCGTGGAGCCATTGTTGTACCGGAACGCCGGAGGCTCCTGCGCCGAGCCGCCGTAGAAGTGCATCATCCCGGTACCGATGGCCTCGGCGGCGACCTTCTCCTTGAAGGTCACCAGCGTCGAGGAGGCCAGCGAGGCATGCGTCTTACGGACGATCAGGGCGCGGACCTTGGGCGTCATCAGGCAGGCCAGGTGGATCTTCATCAGGCAGGCCACCGACTTGCCGGTACCGGCGGCGCCGGACATCAAGACCTCTCGGCCCCGGTACTTGAACAGGTCGACGGCCGCCCCGCGCGGCACATACTTCACGGTTGCCGTGCTCATGTCACGCCAGATCCGTGACGTCTACGCCGACGACCTCGTACTTCACGGTGCCGGACTGCTCGACCTTCGTCGGCTGGTCCAGGCCCTCCAGCTTCCGGTACGACTCCGCGATGGACTGCATGCGCTGGAGAGCAGCCAGCTTCGGTGCCGGATCGATCAGCGGCTGACCGGTCTCCGGGTGGCAGACGACCTTGCCGTGCGCCGTGACGTAGTGGACCTCTTCCTTGATGGCCAGCGCCTCGCGGTACTGCTCGTCCAGGCGCTGCCGCTCGAACTCCCGGGCCACATCCGTCGCGTCGGCGCGGGCCGCCTTGTACGCGCGCTGAACGCGCAGCCACGCGGTCTGGTGAGAGGTGCCCATCCGCTCACCGATCTCCCGGTACGTCATGCGCTTGCCGCGCAGCCGTGCCGCCTCGATGTCGAGGGCGCGGACGTCGTCGCGGGTGCGGCTGCCTTCCGGCTCTTCGCCCTCGCGGAGCATGCCCAGCTCGGCCTTCGGGTCGTCGTCCAGTTCGTCGGCCATGGTGCCCTCCACTCGCTTATGTCATGGTCATGACATGTCAACAGTAGCCGGGAAGGATAACGTTGTCATGCACCTGTCGTCAAGTGGGCACGGGAAAGCCCACCCCGGCCAAGCGTCGGGATGGGCTTTCTGTCGTCCCTAGGGCTATCCGAAGCAGAACATCTTGTGGCAGGTGTAACAGGCGGGACGGCCCTCTTCGTGCTGGCATCCCCGGTCCGTCGGGACCGTGTGGTAGGCGAACTCGTGGTCGTCGCTCACGTCGAACTCGTGCCCACACCCTTGCGGAACCGGGCACCTCATGGCGCGGCAGGAGACCGAGGGGTGCGTCCCGTTCTCCAGGGTCAGGCGACAGACCGTCTTCTTCAGGTCGTTCACCTCGGCCAGGCGGCTGCTGGACTTCTCCTGCTCCCGGACGAGGTCGACCCGGGACACGACGTGACGGGAACGGTCTCGACGGACCCCGTCCTGCCGAGCGTCCTCACGCAGCAGGAACGCAGCGATCGTCACCAGGTCGTCCGTGACGGGGAAGGTCTGCGTCCTGGTCATGCACGGCTCGTGGAACTTCCGCTTCTCCAGGAACCCGTACTGGAAGACGTACCGCTCGCGGACCTCGGCCTTGCGGATGGTCTTCCGGCACCGGGCACACCGGGCCATCGGACCCCGGGAACCGGTGCCCCTCGCCGTCGCCGGGGCGTACTCGGCGATCCGGTACCTCGCGACGCGCTTGGCAATGTCGCTACCGTCGTCGCCGTCGTTCTTGATCTCGTTGCCCCAGACGTCGAACCCGTCGTCGTCGTGCATACCGTAGTAGTCGTTCGCCATGCTTCCCTCTCAGAGGTAGGGGCCGTCGAGCTTCTTGCGCTCCCGGCGGACAGTAGCCGCCACGGAGTCCTTGTTGGCAGTCGGGACGGCGGCCAGGACAGCAGCCACGACGTCCTTGTTCGGCGAACCGTTCGCGATCTGTTCGCGAACAAGTTCGGCGATGTTCGTCGGTTCGGGAACAGCGAACTCGCTGGTCACAGCCGTGTTCGCCGCGATGTTCGCGAGCTGTTCGCGAACAGGTTCGGCCGTGATCGCCTCCGTGTTCGCCGGTTCGGGGCGAACCTGTTCGGCCGTGATCGTGGTGCCCCGCTCGAACTCCAGGGCGGCCAGCAGGCGGGCAGTCTCGTCGTCCATCAGGTACTCGTCCCGCTTGGACTGGGCAAGGGACTTGCGCAGTCCGGCCCGCTGCTGACGCTGCCGCAGGAGCACCTGGTACTCCTTGTCGAGGCGGACCCTGGTGGTCTCCATGGCGATGAACCACACGCCTTTCGCGGCCAGGGAGACGGCCGCCCCGATGACGCCGACGAACACCGCGTCCACCAGGTGCCCGTGCCAGACGATCGCCGCCATGGACACCAGGAGCGCGGCGACACCGGCGTTGCGCGGCAGCTTGATCTTCTCGTCGTCGTACCGGTTCAGGTACTCGGCGACCAGGCACGCCGCCCAGGCCAGGTCGAAGACACCGGCGACGACGTAGCCCCACCCGGGGGCCAGCTGGTTCAGCATCGACCCGATGGCCACGGTGCCCCAGACGATCGCCCCGACGGTCATCAGGATCGCGGCGACGAACAGGGCCTTGCGCAGCAGCGCATCCAGGTTGAACGGGATCCGGGGGACGGACTCGGTGTAGTCCTCGTCGAACGTGACGTCCTCGCCGTCCACGCGCTTCGTGACCTCGCGCTGGCGGGTGACCTGGCGGAGCTTCATGCCTCAGATCCCTTCGTAAGAAGCACAGGTGCGGGCTTCGGTTCTGCGACGGGCTTTTCCACCAACCGGATAGGACCCCGGCTCTGCCGGATGGCCACGCCGTCCTTGACGAGCTTGTTCACGATCGACGACACCGTCCCGCTGTTCAGGCCGGTAACCTCTTCGATCTCCTTGTTCCTGGAGGCCCCCTCGCGGAGCGCCTCCAGGACGCGATCCCTGTTGGTGGCGGGAGCGCGGTCCACCGGAGGGACCAGCTGAAGTGCGGGACGGTCCGTGGGCTCGTGGTCCTGGGCCGGGAGCTGGACCGGCGTAGGTCCACCCTTGGACCAGCTCTTCTGCGGCAGGCGGCGGATGCCGTCATCGTCCAGGGTCCAGGTACGGATCAGGCGCGAACCGTAGCCCTTCAAGTAGCCGTGGCCCCGGTACGAGCGGTCCGGCGGGATCTTGTGCGGGGCGTAGTCCGCACAGTCGTCCAGGGCGGTCTGCGCCTCCTGCTGGTCCGCCACGCGGAGGCTGAAGCGGGTCAGCAGGTTCGGGGCGATCAGGTTGTGCACGCCCGCCGAGTTGCCAGACATGATCGGCTTCTGCGTCGCCCACCACAGGACGATCCCCCGAGAACGCCCCAGGCTCGACAGCTCGATCAGCCGCTGGAGACGGTCCTTGTCGTCCTTCACCATGGCGAGGACGACCTGCCCCTCGTCGACCAGGAGCGTGAGCTGGGTTCCGTCCCAGACGCTGATCCCGCGACGCTTCATGACCGACTTGCGGCGCATCATCTCGGCGTGGACCTCGTCGATCGCCGCCTCGATCTCGTCGGCCTCGATGGCGACCCGGCAGACCTTCTCCCAGATGTTGGCCTCCTCGCCCTTTCCGTCGATGACGATCAGGTCACCGTTCAGGTGGGCGTGGGCCAGCAGCGGACGGGTGGACCAGGATTTGCCCGTACCGGACGCCCCGGCGACCAGGAGCCGCTCGTCGAACGGGATGTGGACCGTCTCACCGGTCTCGGTGTCCAGTCCCAGGGAGACCATGGACCGGTCCGCAGGCATCAGGGCCGGGGTCCACGCGGACGAAGTGTGGTCCGCAGCGGACCGGGTGGCCAGCGTGATCTTGGCCCAGCCTCCGCGCGTCCCGGACGTGATCCGCATCCGCAGAGCGGTCCGCGCACCCAGCAGGTTGCGGACCGAATCGGCCTTCTCGTTCATGGCCTTCACGGTCCACTTGCCGTCCAGCCGTACGTCGCACTGGATACCGCCCACCGTGATCTGCGGGGGAGTGGTGACCGTGCCGTCCAGACCACGGTCCGACGCGTGCGCCACCCAGAACGCCGGGTCAAGGCGCTCCATGAGCTGCCGCTCCTCCAGCGTGAGTCCGTCGTCCTCGTACACCTGGACCGACAGGGACCGACGGCCGAGCCACAGCGCGCCCGCGTGCAGCGCGATCAGCCCGGCCGACACCGACGCGGGCCACAGCGTCCAGTCCTGCGGCGTGGACAGCACGTAGCTGGCCAGGGAGGACGGCACCGCGTGGGAGGCGTGCGTCTGCACCGCTCGGGCCGTGAGAGTCGCCGGGTAGCTGGCCTTGGCCTGCCTGAGCTTCGCCTCGGCCTCGGCGCGGTGCGCGCGGGCCGCCTTGTACGCCGTGCGCGCGGCGCGGCGGGCGGTGGACAGCGGGTTGGAGGACTCCTTGCGGGCGGTCGCCCGCTGCGTCTTCGCCTGGGCTGCCGTGGTCCGGGCCGAGTTGTGCGCCTTCTGCGCGTCCATCAGGGCCTTGAGGTTCTCCGGCGTGCGGAGCTTGAGGCGTCGGTCGGCCTCTTCGCCCCACTTCTGCGCGAACGGGGCGAGCGCGTTCGTCATGGCGTCGAGGGCGTTGGTGGTGGTGTCGGTCACGGATCCACGAGTCGATTTGGCCCAAGGGGCAGCCTTCGACCATGCTTGCGATACGTCCACGAGTGGTCCTTTCAGGGGTTCGTGGATCAGGGCCGGGCCTCGGTGACACGGGGTCCGGTCCGCTGCATTTGTGCGACCTGACGGTCAGGTTGTTCTCGGAGTGCTTCCTGACCCCTCAGAACTCCCTGACCTGCGGTTATGTCTCCTTCCTGATGACCTGACGGGTATCGGAGAAGAGGGTCTACGCGCGCGTGCGCGAGGGCGGCTCGTCCGAAGAGGTCACATGCTCCGTGATCTGAGGCCGAGGACACAGCATCGCGGCCGGGAGGTTGTACTCAGTGATCAAGAGGCACTCGCCGGTTTCGTTGGCTTCCTTGATGAACCGAGCCAGGTTGGCTCGAAGTTCTGTGGTCGACACTCGCTTCATAGCCATACCGTACAAGAAGTTGTACTTATTGTCTAGTTCGCACCCCCGTGATCCATCCGTCAACCCATGCCGTAAACTCAGCGGGCGGCCCGACGCACACCGGGCCGGTCCGGTCACCCCGGACAGCGCGAAGCCCCCGACGTTCGGTGTCGGGGGCTTCGCGTGTACGCGGACTACTTCGGGCAGGACGGGCACTCGTCGGCCAGCAGCAGCGAGTGCTTGCCGACCATGTGGTCGATCCGCAGGGTGATCTCCTGCACCCGGCCGTCGAAGTACCGGCGGAACTCCGCCAGCTCCTCACGCACCGTCTCACTGTCCTTGTTCTCGGTCATGGTTCCTCCTGGTTCGGTCAGGGGGTTGCCTTGCTTGATCAGCCCATCAGGGTGTTGATGACGTTCTTGGCGTACACCAGATCCATCACCATGTCGTCGAAGAACGACCGCACGTCCTCGTTCGGGATCGAGTTGAGGGTCTCGATGTCTTCGTCGGGCAGGGACCACAGAACTTCGTAGATGAGGCCGCTGTCCCAGAACGCCGCCTCCTGGTCGTTCATGTAGACGTCGCGCATGCGCTTGACCCGCATCGCGGCGTCCAGGCGGAATCTGAACGCCGCCTTCGCCTCCGCGTCCGGCTGGGTACGAATGTTGACCACGTCGGGGATGACGGACATCTCCGTCTCCTTGTCTCTCCCCTGTCGGTCGGGCTCTTGCCGAGGGCCCTGGCTTCTACATCTTCTTGAAGCGGATGAGCGTTCCGTCCGCCGTCATCTGCGTCTCCAGCAGGAACCCGTTGCGCTTTGCGTAGTTGCGGGCGGTCGACTGGAAGACAGGGGTCCTGGTCGCGTAGTCGACGCCCTGGTGCAGGCGCCACCACTCTCCGTCCGTCCAGGACGTCCATGGGTAGACCGCGCGGGCCCCGGGCTTGATCTTCTCGACCCGAGTGGGGTCAGCGTGTTCGGCCATGACATGAGCATATCAATAGACATGTCGATTGGCAAGTCAAGTTCGGGAGCGGGAGTGGGGTTGTGCCTGAGTCCGATGTGCCGGGGTCGGGTCGTGACCTGGTTGTAATACGAGGCCGGGGTGGGGGACCCCGGCCTCGTCGCGATCTCTTATGTGTCCGCATCGTCCAGTCGCTCGGCGATGGACGCGCCCACCGTGTACGCGGGGCTGTTGACCAGGCGGCCACGTGCCCGGTCGTACCGGCGCGTGGTGCGCGGGTCCTTGTGGTCCACGCTGTCCTGCATGATGTGCAGCGCTACACCCTTGTCCAGGCCGTGGGTGATGTGGCAGTGGCGCAGTACGTGTGGGTGGATGGATCCTGCCTGCGGCAGGGATGCGCGCGTGGCCAGGCGACGCAGCATCTTCCACGCCTCGGGCTCACGCATCCGCTCGCCTGTACGCGTGACGAACAGCGGCCCCTCGGTACGGCCTGACAGGTACACCTCAAGGGCGTGAGCGGTGACCGGGGGCAGCGCCTTCTTCGCGGTCGCCCCACCCTTCAGCGTGACCGTGAGCGTCTTGTGCCCCGCGTCATAGCCCAGGTCGGTCACGTCGGCGCCCAGGGCTCCGTCGATACGCAGGCCCACGGTGTACAGCAGCAGGCACAGGGCGTAGCTGCGTGCGCTCTGCTTCTTCGCCTCGACCAGCAGCCTGGTCATCTCATCCTCGGTGAGGCCCTCCGTGTCGGAGTGATCCTGGTCGATCTTCTGACGCTTGACCTTCTTCACCGGGTTGATCTCGGTGGCGTCCACGTCGATCGCGTAGTCGTAGAAGGAGGAGACCGCAGACATGCGCGCGTTGGCCGTGCTGTTCGGCATGGAGCGCTCTTCCATCATCCGCATGTACGCGTCGCCGTGGGGGCGGCGAGCGGCCAGGGGGTGCACGCCCACGGAGGAGCAGAAGTCGCTCCAGGCGTGGAAGCCGCGCGCATATGCCCGCCGGGTATTCGGCGACCGTTGCGCCATCAACCACATGGAGACCAGGCGTGGCAGGTCGTCGGTGTACAGCCGTTCGAGCTTCGTGCGCGCGGACTGCGCCTCGATCGGTTCGATATCCCGAACGGGTGCGGAGATCTCGACCAGCTCGGTCGATGGCGTCAACTTCTCATCGTCGCTCATGTAGAGAAGGATAACAGTAATTATCCTTCCGTGTCAACATGACGTGTCCCCGTCAAGATGGGCTCCGAATGTCGGTGAGATGCGTCCGATTATCGGACAGGCGCATGACAACGTTGTCAGGCTGGCGTCTAAGTTACCGAAGAGTAGCAAACGGTCGGCGGGCCCGTCGGCGGGCGAAGGGGTCGACGAAGCAGGAGCGGAAGCAAAAGGTTTCTTACTCGGGAGTCAGCTCGTACCGATTACGGCGCGAGATCTGTCACGCATCCCCGACGGTCGTCACCGAAACGCAACAGAGCCCCCACCATCGGTGAGGGCTCTGTGTGTGTATTCAGTTCTCTTCGGCCACTTCGATCGCCAGGCTCAGGATGGTGTCCAGCCGGTCCGCCACGTGCAGTACAGCGTGGACCAGGGCCTCCATGGGGTTGTAATCGGGTCCTTCGGGGTCCAGAACCATGTTCAGGGCTTCCTGACGGTGGTCGATCACTTGTCGTCCCACCCCTTGGCGTCAACAATCGCCTGATTGTCGTTCAGGCCCGTGACGTACCAGCGCTTGGAGTCCGGGTAATCCGGATGGAAGACGCGTGCCTGCTCCAGGGAGTACGGGGCGGCCTGCCCGTTGTCGCTGACGATCAGGGCCTCGGTGTGGCCGGAGGCGAGGACAACCCACCCGATGACGGGCTCCACGGACCTGGTGTATCCGCCGTCCTCGTTCTCCACGTACGTCTCGGCCAGGTACCCGCCACTGGGCAGGAAGCCGATTGCGGGCTCGTCGTAGATGCTGAAGTTCACTTGCTCTCTTCGGCGCTCAGGAAGGCGAACAGCTTCTCGTTGAACTTCTTCATGGGCGCGGACCACGCGTGGTCGCAGATGTACTCAAAGTCCGGGGCGGGGCCGAGGCACGTGTCGGGGTCGCAGATCGTCTGGTCGACCCGGCCTACGTACACCAGGTCCATCCCGCCGCTGGTCTCGTTCTGGATCTCGTAGATGTTGCCGTCCTGATCCACCGTGCGCTTGGTCATGCTTCCTCCTTGTCCTCTCCCTGATTCCCCAGTTCCTTGAGGACGGTCTCGACGACGAAGACGCTCATCGACTTGCCCCGGAGCGCAGCCGCCGCCTTGATCCGGTTCCGGATCGGGTCGGTCGTGTAGATCGTCATGTTGATCTGGTCCTCGCCAGATCCGTCCTTGTCAGCCATGACTCCATTTTAACGTAAAGCAGTGGCTACGTCTATCCGTCAAGGGGCTCCGAAGGAGCCCTTGTCGTTTGTTTTCGGAGGGGTTAGGGCCGGGGGGGACACTACGTGTCCCCCTCCCACGGTTCCTAACTAGGTTTCGCCCTATGGGCGTAACCCCTCTGACCTGCGAAAAGAGGTTTCGCCCAGGGGGGTTTCGCCCTAGGTTTCGCCCTAGGTTTCGCCCATGATCACGAAAACATGGGCGTAACCCCTCTGACCTGCGAAAACGTAGATAGTTAGTCTTGCTAAGGGTCTAACCTCAAAGGGTGTCGGGTGTAACCTCTTATGGGTAGTCGTAACCCGGTTTACCCAGGAAACGAAGAAGGCCCCCAATGTCCGTTTAGACATGGGGGCCTTCTGTTCGTTCAGCTATCGGTGGTCATACCGGGAGCCACAGCTGCCCGGAACCGCTTCGGAGGCTTCCCGCCGCTGGACGACGCAGGCAGCTGGTTCGCCGTCGTATCGACGAACGCCAGGCCGTCCTTGAGCATCTTGTCCAGCCGGGCCCGGATGCGCTTCTCCGGCATCGAGTCCGTACGGTCCTGGAGGAGGACGTACAGGTCGTTCGCGCTCATCGCCGCGTCAGCCTTGCTGAGGGCCTTCCAGATGGTCCGGATCTCCTCGTCCATGGTGCGCTCGGCCTTGTCCGTCTTTTCGGTCTCCAGCGAGTCGATCTCCCCCTGAAGGTCGATCGACGAGCGCTCCCTGGAGAAGATCGTGTTCACCTTGCCGTCGCCGCTCGTGGAGTCGTACGTGACGTACGCGGCCAGCTTGTCGCCCTCTCCGGCGTATCCCTGGTTGTCCTTCTTCAAGACCAGCTTCACAAGGCCCTTGACCCCGATGGTCGGCTTTACGACGACCTCTGCGTTGTACAGAGCGCCCTGCATGGCGGCGAACATGCGGTTCGACCCCGCCATGCGGTCCTGGTTTTCGTGGCCGACGTGTCCGAGGAAGAACCCGACCGCTCCACGAACCGTGAACGGCTGCATGAGCGTGCGCAGGACGAGGTCGGTGCCAGAGGGATGGTTTACCTCGCCGCCGAGCGCTGAGATGGCGGGGGTCAGCGCGTCGAGGGTGACCAGGCCGACGTTCGCCGTGAAGTCGTCGCCCACCTTGCGCTCCAGCTCCTCGACGGACCGGACGACGCGGAACTGATTTACGAGCTGGTCGCGTGTGACACCGGCGTCCACCAGACGACGGATGATCATAGGGTTGGCGTTGTTGTCGAACTCCCAGTGCAGGACGTTCTTACCGTTGCGCATCGCCTCGACCTGAAGGCGGGCCTGGATGATCGACTTTCCGATGCCAGACTTGCCGTAGATACCGTTCGTGGTGCCCTCGTAGAACAGGCCACATGAGTCGTCGGCGAGGTACCCGAACATCGGTCGTCGGTCAGTCGTGTCTCCGGCTTCGATCAGGTCGAAGATGTCCCCGAAATCGTCCTCGGGCTCCTCGACGCGAAGCTCTTCAGCGCGGCGCTTCTGGGCCTGCTCGCGTCCCAGGATCTGCTCGTACGCCCGGACTTCCCAGGAGGGACGGTACGTAGGGTCCTTGAGGGCCTTGGCGGCTTCGATCTGGTTGGCCGTGATGATCGCCTGGCGGCGGGCCAGCTCGTCGTTGAGGGCCATCTGTCCACCGAGGACATAGTCCTCAGTGGAGTCTTCGGAAGGAGAGGAAGAGGGAACAGGAGGAAGTTCCTCGATCCTCTGCCCCGGAACGGGAGCTTCCATGACGGTCTCCTTCTCAGTTCCCCGGCCGAACCCTTCCGACCTCAAGTAGCGGGCGCACAGGGAGAGCGCTTCCCGGCCCGTGAGCATCTCTCCGGTCGTTTCGTTCACGCAGAACCTGGTGGCAGCCAGGTACTGGTACGGATCGACGTACTGACGGTGGAACCCGCCCTCGTCGCGCGTGACGCCGAGGAGGCCGGGTGCGGAATCGGAGAAGGGGAAGATCTTGGGGCGTCCCTCGTCCTCGTTGTGGCCGAAGGTCCCGGACTGTCCGTCCTTGATCTCCTTGTCGGGCCGGGTGAGGTTCTCGACGGGTCCGGCCCAGGAGTGGTGGGTCCAGCCGTCGTCGGCGAGCTGCTGACGGAACCGTCCGTCGGCCCACATGTGGGCGTTGTACGCGTCCCAGGGGGTGTTGCCGTCGACCTGGCCTTCGAAGCCCTGCGCGGACGTCTGGTAGGACTTCTGGGGCTCCTCGGGGAGCAGCGAGGCCAGCTCGTCCAGCGTGTACGTGGCGCCGGTGTAGTCGGCGTACACGGCCTTGGGGTCGTAGGCGTGGTCGGACTTGCGGTTCACGGATCCGGGCAGACGCATGAGCCGGTCGAGGTTGCCAACGCTGTCGTGGCTCCAGCCGTGCTTCTTCGCAGCCTGGACGGCTCCGTGCTGCCAGCGGTCAGAAGCCCGCTGCACGCGGTTGAAGAGGTCGATTCCTTCGGGGCCGTCGGGAATGATGATCGGCTCGTCGAAGAGCCACAGGCCGTTGATGCCTCCACCGGTCATCCAGGTGACCGACGGTTCGGGGTATCCGGCCTCGGCCCATACCTGTCGGACAGACCTCTCGTCCGGGGGGTTGGGGAGCTTCTTGGCGTCCTTCTTGTGCCCCTTGGTCCCGAAGTCTCCGTCGAGCCAGAACCCTATGACGGAGCGAATGTTCTTGGCTCCTCCGCGTCCTCCGCACAGCTCGGGACCGACGTGCGCAAGGGTTGTCATGCGGACGTACCAGGCATCAACCTTGTGGTGCTCGACGTCACTGACGTTGCGTGAGAGGAGACCCTGACGGTCCCCCACTGCGACGAAATCTGCGATGAGTTCCTTGTTGACGGTACGTTCAGTGCCGTTGTCGTCAACGTACTCACGACCCATACGGAAGAAGTACGGCTGGGGCGTGCGCTTCCCCTCGACGAAGGCGCAGACCTCGATGTAACCCGGGATGTCTCCGAGGGTCATTCCGAGGAACCTGGAGACCTCGGAGGTGTTGATCCCGGGGTCATCCTTGATAACGATCTTGGTGGTGCGTTCGTCGACCTGCGTGGGTACGCTGTCGTTAGAAGATGTAACGATCTCGGCGTTTCGGGTTGACGAACCAGCGTCAGAGGTTGACAGATCGTTCGACGGGTCGGTAACTTCAGACACGTAGGTGCCCTTCTTCGTGCGTAACTGGCGTGGAAACCGAGTTCGATGCGTCGATTGGGCGGTAACGAATAACCCCCGAGCCTTCCTACCAGGCCGGGGGTTTCGTTTTGCCTACCGAGCCTCGCGCGCCAGAGTACCCTCGCTTGATCACCTGCGTCAAGACGTAGTGTATTCAACGCCGGTGACGACAGATCACCCGCCAAGCAGCGTGACGAGCCCGCCAGCGCCACCGCCGAGGAAAACCCCGGCACCCATGGCGAACCACTTCGTCTTCTCCAGCGCGCTGACCCTCGTCTGAAGGTCGTCGATCGCGGCATTCGTCCGCTTGTCGGACTCCACGAGCATGCTCAGCTTCCCGTCGATTCCGACGAGCTTGGACTCCATCGACCCCTGGAGCTTGGTAATGGCCAGCTCCAGTGCGAGGTCGGGAGTGGGCGGAATAGACACAAGAGTCCCCCTAGTCCAGATTAAATATGGCCTGCAAGCGCAGGTTGGCGTTGGTGTTGATGGTGTCCGAGGCGGTCCGCAGGGTGACGACACCGTCCGTCCCCATGACGAACCCGCCGGACTCCGCCCCCGAGTCCCACTGCCCTGAGATGGTCGAGTGCTGCGGACGCCACCCGGACGGGGCCGTGCAGACCGTGGTGTCCGTGGTGTTGCCGGTGGTCGCGGTGATCCCGACACCCGTGTACTCCAGGTACATGTCAAGGATGACGGTGCCTTTGGAGCGGCGCCCGAAGAAGGCGTTGACGGTGAAGTCCGTCGCGGCGGTCAGGCCGGTCGTCGTCTCGTCGTCGAGCGTGTAGTCGTTCATTCGGTCGGCAGTGATGCGCATGCCCGCAAGCCAGATCGTCACAGCGTCCCCCTCACAGAACCACGTAGGCAGGCTGGAACAGCCGGACATCTGCGCCCGAACTGTGTGATTTCACAACCCCGTTGACGCTTCGTGTGACCGTGAAGGTCTGGCTGGACGAGGTGCCGGTGCACGCCGTCACCGTCATGACCTCGCCGCCCACGACGATGTCGAAGGGGAAGTCGTCGGGGTACGTCGCCGAGTCCACCCACCGGTACGTCGCCGTGGTGGTCACGTCGATACCGGTCTCGGTGGTGTCCAGGGCCTCGGCCAGCTCGCACCCGTCGGTGTCCACGCGCTCGTAGTCGCCCTCCTCGACCTGTCCGGTCAGGTAGGGGTCGTAGGGCACGCAGACGTAGGTGATGTCCCACTCGAACTGAGAGAACGTCTCCTGGTAGCCGATGCACATCAGCTCGATGTCGTCGGGCGGCAGCCAAGACGGAGGGTTCGTCACGGTGATGCGGTCGCCGACCTCGACGAGGGCCGCGTCCTCCATCAGCTCCGGGTTGCGGGCCAGGTTGACCCGGACGCTCGGGAAGCGGGCCTTGTCGACGGTTCCCAGGCGGAGCTTCCACCCGGCAATCTGGTCGGCGGCTGCATCAGTGTTCAGGTTCAGTGTGTGCAGGACGGAGTACCGGCCGATGCCTTCGGGAGGTTCGTTCACCGACATGGCGGTTTCTGTATCGACCGCGTATCCGGTGGCTCCGTACTCCCGTTTGACGGCTATGTCGTTGGCGATCCCCTGGTCGTCCTCGACCGGGTCGAAGGGGGCGACCACGTCCGTCTCGTAGTCCAGGGCGAGCCTCGCGCCCTGGTCGTACAGGGTGGACCGGTCCCGGTACGCCAGCGCCGTTGAACCGCGACGCTCGAAGAGCAGGCCGCAGTCGGCGTCGGCGCACTCCTGGATCAGGTCCACGAACTTCTTTCGGGTCTGCGGCCCGACGGTGATCTGGTCTCCGACCACGCCGGAGACGATGACCGGGATGTCCTCCTCGGACGACAGGCGCTCCATCCGTTCACCGGCGGTGTCGCCGACGAACGCCACGGACGGACCCGTGAACGTGGTGTCCGGGGCCGTCCGGAACACGGCCAGGTGTCCTATCCCCATGGCTCCGAGGTCCGCCGCGTACCCTCCTCCGGGCGGGCTGTGCAGGCGGGACACGCGTCCGATCGTCCCGGCGATCGAGCCGGAGTCGTCGTTGAGACCTGTTCCGTCCAGGGTGAACCACTGGATGTCCCAGTCGATGTTCCCGCCGTTCTGCTCTGCTCGCACTCGACAGCGTCGCCAGCCCCCGAAGAAGTCTCCTCCGGAGCCGATGTCGCTGCTGAACAGGGCAGCCCCGTCGGCGTCCTCGCCGCGAAGCCGGGCGTTGGCGTTGTTGAGCATGATGCGCCACGCCTTGACCGTGCCGGTGGTCCGCACGTACAGCAGGGTCCGCATGGTGGTGTAGTCGGCGGGAATCTTGAAGAGGAATTCGACCTGCCACTCGGTCGACGAGTACGACGGGACCGGGGCGTAGATCGAGGAGTTTGCGGAGATCTGCGGGAGTGCCGCCGATCCGGCGGGCAGCCCGGAGAACGTCGGGGTTTCGGCGGCGAAGGTCAGGCCCTCGCTGCGTAGGGGCTTGACGCCGTCGATGGGTGATCCGGAGTCGACGGTGCCGACCTCGTCCTCCATCGGCCAGTACGCGACCACGTCGGCGTTGGCGGGAACAGTTCGGCGCAGCGCTGACTGAAGTTCAGGCTGGTTCTGCCCGAGCCGTCGCAGTATCCCGGCCGCCTCGATGTGCGTGGTGACGTCGTAACCGCCGGTGTCCCAGCGCATCGGCCAGGAGGCCACCTCGCCGGTGAATCGGATCTGCCGGTCGGATATGGAGGCGTTTCCTTCCACGGTCCAGGTGCGGCCGGAGGAGTCGCTGAAGGATGTGGTTCCGGCGCTCTGCGTGGTGAAGTCCGGGTTCGCGACGAGGGTTCCGTCGATGCCGTCGCGCAGCTCGAACTTGTGGACCTTGCCCAGCAGCTCCTCGAAGGTCAGCGTGGAGATGTCTCCGAGGTGCAGGTCGGCGCTGGAGGAGAAGAGTGAGGTGGTTCCGGAGTTCGTCACGGTGGATCCGAGCTGGGTCCATGGGCCGCTGATGCTGCGGGCGTAGTAGAACTTCGTGTCGTGCTCGCTCGCCCCGTTGTCGGCGTTAAATGTCACCCGTATCGCGAGACGTCCGGTGGGTCCGCCCTGGAGGACGTCGGTGGACTCGATGTCCGTGAACGTGGTGCCGTCCTCCGACCAGGAGAACATGAGGGTGCCGCCAGGACCGAGCAGTACGCGCCAGGACCGCTGGTTGGTCCCGGCGTTGTACTTCCCCGCCAGCTCGGTGGTGGAGCTGACGTGCCAGTCCTCGATGGACAGCTCCATGCGGATGTCGATGTCGCTGGTGATGTCGATGGCTGCGGCGTCAGGGGTGGAGGCCCGGTCCCCGGCGTCTCCAGGAAGGTTCAGGTATGGCTCTCCGCCGTTCACCGCCACCCGTATGGGGGTGTTGCGCCCCAGGACCCCGTAGTACGGACTGGAGGGGTTCCTGGGGGAGAACCGTCCGTCGGTGTTCTCCAGGGTCAGGGAGCAGCGTCCGGGGTCCGCAGAGGAGATCTCACGGCCGTACCCGCGCGTGATGGACACGCCCTGGTCGGCTCGGACGTACGACGTAATGTCGGTCCACGTGCCGCCGATGTTCAGCTCGACCTCGATGTCCAGCGGGGTCTGCGGGAACGCCATGGCTTACCTCCCCAGGGCGATCTGGACGTCGCCGCCGCGTACACGGACGGCCTTGCGGATGATTTCGACGATGAAGTCGTCCATCTGGGTGCCGCCGGACCGGACTTCCAGGACGACGTGGCCTGAAGAGTCACCGCCCTGGGCGAACATCCGGCGCGTGTCGTCGTTGCTTCGCACGCGGCTTCCAGGGGCGAGGTCGACCAGCTCGGGTCCACGCTCACCAACGAGGGTGAGGTTGTTGCGCGCCCCTCCGGTGGCGGCGGTTCCGACGATGCCGCCGTGGGCGAAGCCGAGGAAGTCGGCGGCCTTGCCGATGGCGTTGACGGCGACATTTACGGACCCGACGGTGGCACCGGAGAGGCTGCGGATCGTTCCCCAGAACGACGAGGTGTCGGCCTTGACCGGGGACGTCTTGGAGGGCGCCTTGGCGCGGAAGACAGACGCCATCTTGTCGTCGAAGTCGCTCTTGTCGCCCTTGAAGTGCGAGGTCTTCGAGGAGGTCATGTTGCGCAGGGCTTCCTCTGCCTCGGCGACCTTTTCCTTCCAGTTCTTGATGTTGGCGGTCAGTTCGGCGCGCTTACCGGGGGGCAGGTTCTTGTCCGAGAGTTGCTCCTTGGCGTCCTCGATCTGAGTGTTCCAGTTCGAGATGTCCAGGCGGAGCTTGTTCTCCTGGAGCTTCGGGGTGACCTTCTCCGCGAACTCCTCGGACTTCTCCTGAGCAGCGGTGAGGCCGTCGATGAACTTGCCCTTGAAGGTCTCGAATGCCTCCTTGGCGCCCTTCAGCTTGTCGCCGATGCCGGGGATCCATCCGAACGCGGTGGCCGCGCCGGTGATGATGGCGTCCAGGGCGGTGAGGGCGCCGATGGACATCATGCGGAAGCCTTCGATCAGCAGGGGGAGGGCGTTGACCCCGAAGATCACCATGTCCATGATCGCCTGCGAGATCATGCGGAAGACTTCCCGGATCTCGGCGCGGTGGTTGTTTGCCCAGTTCGACAGGTCGGTCAGCTTGCCGTTGAAGGCGTCGACCTTCTCTCCGGCGCCGGTCATCTCGGAGAAGGTGGAGATGAAGGGGCCAGCAATGTAGCTGCCCAGATCCTTCATCAGGGGAAGGATGACCTTCAGGGTGTCGAACATGTTCTTGAGGGGGATCACCGCGATGCGCGCGGCGAACTCCAGGCCCTCGCCCAGGGCCTTGATGAGGGGGCGCAGGACCCCTGTGGATTCGTCCATGGCTTCGGAGGCGGATCCAAATGCGGGCGCCAGAACATTGAGAGCGGGAACGACGGCGTCCATGATGGCCGCCGCGAGGTCACCGAAGAACCGGAACAGAGATCCGAGGATGGGCCCGAAGGTGTCGGCGAGCGCGCCCGAGAGGCGGCCGAAGGCGGGCAGCACCAGGTTGATGGCGTCGAAGAGGCCCTCGAACATCTTGGCGGAGCCCTCGATGCCCTGCTCCAGCCCCTTGAACATGCCGGGCAGTCCGATGCTCAGGACGTCGTTGATACCTCCGCCGAGGGCGTCCAGGGTGGGCTTGGACTTGGCGCCGAAGTCCAGGAAGCTCTGCGTCAGCGTGCCCAGGGAGGAGCCGAACTCCTTGAACCACTCGGAGCCCAGCTTCACGTTCTGGAGCAGTGCCTTCTGGAAGGCGGGGGACTTGGCGAACTTACCGGCCTTCTCCGCCATGTCGCCCATGGCTTCGCCCGCGATGGAAACAGCGGGCTCCAGCTCCTTCATGGCGACCTTCAAGTCCTTGAACATGGACTTGACGCCCGGCATGATCGCCTTCGAGGCAGCCTTCTGGAGACCCTCCAGTTCGGGCTTGAGGCTCTTCGCCTCCTCCTTGATGTCGTCCATGGCGAGCGCGACGACACCTCCGGCCGCGCCCAGGCCCAGCAGCATCGGGGCGAAAGCGCCGATGGCGGGCAGGGCGGACATGCCGATGACGGCGGAGACACTGCTGAGGGCCGCCGCGAGTCCGGCGCCGCCCGCTCCCCCGCTACCGAGGGATCCGGCGGCGTTGGTGGCCGCCGCCTGCATGGCGCCGAAGTTCTGGATGATCGTATTGCCCGAGTTGGTGATGGTCTGGGCAACTGAGCTGAAGCTGTTGTGCGTGCTGTTGTCGAAGCTGTTGAACGTGTTGTTGGTGGTGTTGACCTGCCGCCGGATCTGCTGGAGGCCAGCGTTGACGGCGGCCAGTCCTGCACCGGTCTGGTTGTTGACCGTTACGGTGACGGTCACGTTGTTAGCCATACAGCCCTCCCTCCTGATCCGGCGTTGCTGGCTTGCCCATGTGCTCTATGGCGAGGTACCGGAGGATCTCCGCGTCCTCTGCGAGCAGTTGGCTCGGAAGACATCCGAACCGCTCGCAGAGGTTGAGGATGAGTTCCGCCTCTACGAGGGGGAGTGGCTTGCCGTTGAAACTTCCATCGGCATTGACGCCTCCAGGGACGGCTTGCCACTTGCGGAGTTCTGCTCCAAAGGGGCGGGGACCCCGGCCATCGCGGTGAGCCAGGCGCCGATGATGGTGAGGACGAAGTCGGTGTCGAGCTTCTTCAGCCCGTCTCGGTCCGTCGGAACGGTGCGTACGCCGTCCTCGGTCAGCTCTTCGAGGTTCCAGGAGACGAGGCAGCCCAGGAAGATGTCGAACATCTTCTCGGTGTCCTCGACACTCTCCTGGGTAAGCGACTGGATCCGCTGGATCTCCAGGTAGCCGCCGAGCGGGAGTCCGCGCATCGACACCTGGAGACCCTCGTATTCGCGGCCTTCGAACTTCAGGTCGTAGGTCTTCGGCGTGATCAGGTAGCCCATGGGCACCTCCTTACGTCAGGGGCATGACATCCCATAAAGGGACAACTAGGCCCAAGTCGGGACGTTTCCATCTGCCAGGACGCCAGGAACGGCGAACGTAAGCTCACCGGAGTCCGAGCGGGACAGGGGGTAGTCCGTGAACAGCACCTCGTTGGCCAGGGTCTGGCCGGAGACGGTGAGGGTCACGGTGCGTGCGACGGAAGTCGACGGGACCGTCTTGAAGACGTCGTGCGACATGTTCGAGGCGTCGTTGAAGACACCGTTGAAGGTCACCGAGAAGTCGGCCAGCAGCAGGATCCGCTCGTAGGCCGACTTGTCGATGCCGGTCACGTCCTGGACGCCACGGGGGGTGGCGAACGACAGGGACGTGAAGTCGTTCTTGATGGCCCGGACGTTGCCGCTCGCATCGTCAACCGACGCGGTAGTCCACCCGAGCCCATTCTCCTTGCTCATGGTTTGTCCTCCTTTGTCCTATTCAGCCGCGCTGGTTGAGGCGGGCGATTTCTTCCTGGTGGGTCGCGAAGTCGTCGACCCACTGATCCGGTCGGTCATACGTCCGCCGGAATCCGTCCGGGCTCCCCCGGTGGTCACCGCTGCGCCGCACGAACAGCTCCTCGCGGTCGACGCGCGCCTTGTGCTGGCGGAAGCAGGTCTGTCCGGGACGGAACGAGAACGTCGTCAGGCCGTCCGGTCTCTTGGCCTCCGTGAAGGAGCGCTTGGCCTCCTTGCGGATGTAGTGCGCCTGGCGCTGCCCCAGCGGGGTGTTCTCGTCCACGTGCGTGTCCCAGCCGTGCACGTACGCGGGGCAGTCCGTCTCCTCGCAGGTCGCTTCGCGCCAGTGCGTCTTGACGGGGGCGACGATCCCGAAGGTCTCGTACGCCCGCGCGGGCATCTTCGGGTCGATGCGGTTCATCTCGTACGTCATCAGAAGGTCACCGCCACGGGGTTGCGCACCACGTTCACGGCGAACTGGGCGTTGGTGAAGGTTCCGGTGGTCACGACCCGCAGGTAGCGCTCGACGTTCTGTGTGGTCGAGGTGGCTATTCGTTCGGTGGTGACGCCGGTCGCTGCGGTGAACGACCCACCCGTGACGTCCGTCCAGGCGTCGTTCACGCCGTTGTCGGCGGACTCCTGGAGCTTCACGGTCACCGACGTTCCGGTGAAGGCGAACACCTGGAGGTATGCCTGGAGGCCGTAGGGGGTGCGGCTCGTCGGGATCGCCGTGCCGTTCACCGTCCAGGTCAGCGGAGTCGCGTCCGTGACGCCGGTCGTCGAGGCGACCGGACGGGCGACCGCCGTTCCTTCCAGGCCGTTCTTGACCCAGCCCTCGAAGAACTTGCCCGCGAAGAAGTCGGAGGTGCCCGCGTTGCGGGAGCCAATCTCCAGGACGGCGGTGGAGGCGTAGACGCTGGTGGCAGTCGCCGTGGTGACCGTCGAGCCGAGCTGCGTCCAGGTGACTCCGTCGTCCGAGGTGTAGAACTTGACGTCGTACCCGGAGGCGCCGTTGTCGACGTCCAGGGTCGCCCGGACCCACTTCACGGCACCACTCGCCAGGGCCGACAGGTTGGCCGTGGAGTTCTTCGAGATGGCGGCCGTGCCGTCGTTGGAGAACTGGAGGGCCAGGTTGCCGGTGGTGGTGAGGACCAGGGCGTAGGAGCGCTGGTTACCGGTGACCGTGTACTTCGAGATGATGTAGCTGTCGGCGGCCGGAGTCCAGTCATCTGCCGCGATCTTGGCGGCGATGTCCAGGTCCCCGGTGATGTCCAGCCCGGCAGCGTCCGGCGTGGTGATGGTGTTTCCGGAGGATCCCGGCAGCTGGATATATGCATCCCCACCGGTGAGGCTGATGGAGCTGCCGTTGGTCGCCGTGGTGTCGGTGCGGATCCCGGCGGTGCCCAGGCGGCCCCACTCCAGGCCGTAGCCGTTGGCCTGCGCCTGGAGGGCGAAGGTGAAGGCGCCGTCGTCTCCTCGGTTGCCGTCGTAGTTGATCTGCTTGGCGACCATCGAAGCGCAGGGGTTGCCCAACGTGGTGCCACGGCAGTACATGACGTGCACGTCCGACGTGGGGAGCGTCTTCAGGACGGGGTGAGCCTGGCTCGACGCGTCGTTGAAGTAGCTGGTCCACTCGATACGGCCGTCGCGCAGACCGCCGATGCGCTCGTAGGCGCTCTTGTTGATGGGCGTGACATCCAGCACGGCAGGACCACCACCGATGGCCCCGAGTGACTGGGTGTCACCAGAGAGGTCGTATCCGCCGACGAAGAGCGCGTCTCCGAGGCCCGACTGCTTGCTCAGGGTAATCACCCCCTCCTTACGGGACCTGGTCCCAGACGTTGTTGATGAGGATCGGGACGGTGATGTCCATGACCCGGTAGATCGAGTTGGAGTCGATCTGGAAGTATCCGGTCTCGGCGGACAGTGGGGCGCCGGAACGGCCCAGCAGGTCGACGGACTCCACGCCTCCGCCGAGGGTGAAGTCGTTGGTGAAGGAGTTGATGACGACGTCCGTGATCTTCAGGAGATTGACGTCGATGGCGTCCTGCGGCTCCGAGAGCATCGGGGAGTGCAGCCGGATCGACAGCTCGATCCGGGCTGACGTCGTCGACAGTCCGGAGGAGTTGACGGCTGGACCAATGGAGTTGACCCAGACGGAGGCGGTGACGCCCTTCTTGGGTGCCGCCTTCGGCTCGTGGGTGGTCACCACTCCGAAGACGCCCAGGCGCTTCAGGTGGGAGGACACCTTTGAGACGAGGTCGGCGGCATTGATACTCAACGGATCCTCCCGATGTTCCGGCGGACGACCCGTTCGGCAATGGACGCGGACCGGCGGTTCACGAGCTGAGCCACCTTGCGGAAGGTGAAGTAGCCCTTGAACCGGGTACGGTGGCGGTTCTTCCCGGACTCCAGCCACGGCCCGTACGACACGTTGGAGTCGTCGACCTGCCAGTGGCTTCCGACCTGGTGCAGCCGGATGCGGGACTGGTAGTAGCCGGTCGGGTGCTTCAGGACGCGTTCGAGTCGTGCATGGACCTGGTCCTCGGCGTAGACGGCGATCTCTTTCTCGATCTGCCGGGAGATGTCCTTGAAAGCGGCCACGGCCCGCCCGTCGAACAGGGGGCCTTCCTCGTTCATACGTACGCCCATGTCACACCGCCCCGACCCGGCCTACGCGCCCGTGGGATCGCAGTACGGACCGGCGGAGGTCGAGCAGTCCTCGGGCGGTGGTGTCCCGCTCCCGGTCTACCTGGCCGGAGACTCTCGCGTATGCACCGCTGGCCTGCTCCAGGTTGTTGATGGCCTCGGCCATCGCCAGCTCGCGCACCGGCCCAGGGATGTCCCACCGGTAGACGGTGGCCCCGGAGTCATGGGTGGCGGCGGACGTACCGAGCGCGCCCCGGGTGACGGTGAGGGTGCGGTACGCGTAGACGGTGGCCCCGGAGGAGTGGTCGGCGAGGGTGGAACCGTCCCAGGCGCGGATCACGGTGAGGGTATTGCCCGCGATGTCCACGATCCTCATGCGTTCGCTGCCGATCAGGATGACCTCGTCGACCGCGAACGTGGTCCCGTCGGCCACGGAGATCCCGACAACGTTGTCCTCACCGGAGACATCGGACTGGAGCGTCTGGCCGGTGGTCAGTGTGGTCCGGTTGGTGACCAGGAAGCGCTCCGAGTCCACCTTCAGGACGCTGCCGACGCCGATCTGGGCGGCGGTAGCTCCGTCCACCTCGACGGCCGCCTCGGAGGCGTCCAGGGCTTCCGTGATGGTGCCGACAGCGGTGTTGTCGTCGGTGTATCCCCACAGTCCGGTGATGGCAATGGAACGCTGCCAGGTGTCCTCGACGGAGAACGACGCGGAGGATCCCATGTCGACCTCGACACGGTCGTACGGCGGGCCGGAGTTGACGGGCTCCAGGAAGTAGTCCGACGCGGAGAGCGCGGTACCACCAGTGGTCAGGGACGTGACGGAGATCAGGTCGTTCTCGTCGAGCCAGAGGCGCCAGGAGCGGGCGTACTGATGGTTGGGCCAGTCGAAGTATCGGGTCGCCAGGACGGGCGCAAAGCTGCGACGAAGGAAACCCTCAACGGCGCGAGAGGCAGCCTCGATCGCGCGGTCCACCTGCGCGTTGTTGCGCGCAGTTTCCTTCATGTCAGCGGAGAACTTCACGTCCTCACGCGTGACCAGCCATACGCCCATCCTGTGCCCTTGCTTTCTTGGCCGTGCGGCCGTCGGCCGCAGGGAGAGCATGTTGAGTTGTCCATGACAATGCTACCGCCTTAGCGCTAGCACCCGCCAGGGTCAAGCTGTTGCGAAGAACTTGCAGGTACTAGTCCTCGGCGTGAGTGTGCGGGTGCGAGGACTCCGCGTGCTCCAGGGCGTTCTCCAGGAAGGCGATACGCTCCGCCTGCTTCCGGATCGTCAGCTCCGCGACGGCACGGTCGTACTGCGCGGGATACAGCTCCTGAAGGGTCGCGAGGACTTCCTCGGGGGTGGCGCTGAGATTCATGGGTCAGTCCTTCTTCTAGGCAACGCCGAGTGTCGTGACGGTTCCAGACGAGCCCTTGTACTTGAGGGCGCCGCTCTCCACGTACAGCACGCCGCCGCCGGAGGGCGTCCCGCTGGGTGTGGTGTTGGCGTTGCCGATGGCGATCACGCCGACGCCGCTGCCCAGGGACGTGGTGTTCAGGGACAGGCTGGACACGGTGGAGGTCGAGCGGCGGACCACGAATCCCGGCGTCAGGGTGACGTTGCCGGTGGACCGGGAGATGACCAGTGGGGTGTCCAGCAGCGCGCCGTCGTCGTCGTACCGGGCGACCTGGAAGTTCGTGCCCGCGTTCGTCCCGGACTCGGTCTCCGAGGTGGCGCGCAGTACCCATCGCCGACCCGAGGTCCCCATGTCCGAGGAGATCGACAGGTGGATCTCCTTGTTGCGGTCGTTGCCGCCGCCCACCCGCAGGCAGGTCGTCTGTCCGGAGAACGGCCCGGACGTGATGTTCTGCGCCCGGATGGAGAAGTCCGCCAGGTTGGTGCGGATGTTGGTGTAGTCGACGCCGATCGTCACGTCATCGATGTCGCTGAGGGTGTCAGCGACCTGGTCGATGAACGGAACCTCAAGGCGTCCCTGAAGCTCACCGTTGGAGTCGGGGATCTCCAGCTCCCAGTGCCCGTGGATCGAGGCGTGGTTGTTGGCCTCGAAGTGGGAGCCGGTCCAGGATATCGGGCGCCACTGAACACCCTCGGCCAGCGGGTCGCGGGTCGCGGCGACGTACCCGGACTTGTCCGTAGCGGAGACCACCGGCATGTAGTACGCCTGCATGGACTTGGCGTCCGAGCGCATGAGGAAGTGCCGGATGTTCTCGCCGAAGCTGCTGTAGCTCGCCCGCTGGTACGAGTACAGGTTGATGCGGCCGGTGCCGTCGATGCCGTCCGCGACGTCGTCCGAGGGGTACGACGAGGAGATGACCAGCCCGGTTGGCTCACGGGAGTTGCCCAGGCCGTGCGGCAGGTTATCGGGGACCGTCGCGTCCGGGGTGGCGGCCACGGTCAGTGTGCCCTGGAGGCGCTGAGTTTCCCCGCCGGAGGCGGAGATGATGGTCATGGCGGGCACGGACGTGTTCGCGGACTGCACCACCAGCGCCTGTCCGAGGCCAGACGTTGCGGTGTTCTGCACGTACATGGCGTGCGTTCCGGACGTGCCGGAGGACGGCGTGTGCCGGATGTCAGCACCCGTGAACGAGCTGTCGGGGTTGCGGATCGAGAGACGATCGCCGTCAAGGCTCATGCCGCCCTCCTCACGTGGTCGTACCGGTCAGATCACTTGGCCGTCTTGCGGCCAGAAGTAGTGCTCTTCGAAGGGGCAGAAGAGCTGCCCATTGTCGCCCTGGGCGAGGACTGTGCCGTCGTACGGGCAGGCTTGTGGGGCGCGTCCTCGCTCTTCGTCGAGGAGCTTCTGACCGTACCGGGCGATTCCGATGAGGGACTCCCAGGACATTCCTGCTCCTCACCTGCATGGGACGGCCCCCCGTGGACCGTGATCTTGGGCATTCCGGTCTCCTCGTGGTCCGTGGATCGGCAGTGCGGGCAGGCCGGGAGGCCCACCGCGTAGGCGGTGGTGCACTCCCGGCATGTGTATGTGGCCACGCGGTGCCTCAGCTCAGCGGAGCACGCAGGTTGGCGGGCTTACGCTTCACTTCCAGGTTGTGCAGGATGTACAGCACGCTGCCCAGCTGGGCGTTGGTGCCGACGTCCGCGACGTCCAGGGATACGTAGGAGTAGCCGTCGGAGAGCTGCTCGGCACGGACCTCGATGACGACGATCTGCTGCTCTTCGGCGGAGGTGGTCGCGCCGCCCGGGTCGACGATGGTCGCGGCGGCGGTCTGGGCCTTGCGGGTCCAGGTCTCGTCGCCGTCGAGTGTCGCCTCGGCCTTCAGGTAGTAGTGGTCGATCACCGCGAGGTCGGCCGTGGTGCCGCCCGAGGAAGCGGTGTGCTGCTTCAGCGTGACGGTCGGGTCGTCGCCAGCGGTGCCCGCGCCCTTGAACAGGACGATGGAAACGCCGGTGGCGTCC